TGTTCTAAACGAAGAAGATAAAGACTTTATTCAGGGGTGTCAATTCGCTCTTGAGGAACAAATTGAATGGAATAAAGATGTCAGTACTACAAAAAAATAAAAAATCACACTTAAAGCGTAATATGTTTTTTGATAATCCAGTTGATATTGCCCGATATGATCAGGTTAAATATCCACAGCTAGAAAAGATTACAGATAAGCAACTTGGATTCTTTTGGAGACCCGAAGAGGTAGATGTTTCAAAAGATAAAAAGGACTTTGATGCTCTTACAGATCACGAGAAACATATCTTTACTTCTAATTTAAAAAGACAAATATTATTGGATAGTGTCCAAGGACGCGCACCTAATATTGCTTTTCTACCTATCTGTTCTTTACCAGAGGTAGAAAATTGGGTTGAAACATGGTCCTTCTTTGAGACAATTCATAGTCGATCATATACCCATATCATTAGAAATATCTATGCAAATCCAAGTGTTGTTTTTGATACACTGCTAGATGTAAAAGAGATCCTTGAATGTGGTAATGATATTGCCTATTATTATGATGATTTAATTAATAATAACAATTCTGCCACAAATAAAAAGGAACATAAAAGATCTCTTTATATGTCACTAATCAGTGCTAATGCTTTAGAAGGTATTAGGTTTTATGTATCATTTGCCTGTTCATGGGCATTCGCTGAATTAAAAAAGATGGAAGGTAATGCAAAGATTATTAAGTTTATTGCAAGAGACGAAAATACCCATCTTGCGGGTACTACGATTATGATTAGAAATTTAATCAAAGAGGACCCAGATATTGCAAAGATTGCAAAGGATCAAGAACAAGAAGTGATTAAGCTATTCGTAAAGGTTATTGAACAAGAGAAGGAATGGGCTAAATACTTATTCTCTGATGGTTCAATGATTGGATTAAATGAACAAATATTGTGTGATTATATAGAATGGATAGGATGTAAACGAATGAGAGCATTAGGTTTAGCTTGTCCATACACAGTACCACAAATGAATCCATTACCATGGACAGAGAAATGGATCTCTGGCGGTAGTGTACAAGTTGCTCCACAAGAAACAGAAATTAGTTCATATGTGGTTGGTGGAGTGAAACAAGATGTATCTGAGGATACACTTAGTGGATTAAGCTTATAAATAATTTTAGGAGAAATATATGGAAGTAATAGTATTAATAGCATAACTGTGGGCGTGGGAAGGAAACCTATGGGAAGAAGTAGATCCTGAACCAGAGGAACCAGTAGTGGAACAATCAATACCAGATAATGCAGTCGATGTTACACAGGTAACTCAAACAGCTGCAGTGCTTACAGCAGTTGCTGAATCATTAACAGGTACATCAACATCAACACAAACAGAAGCTGAAATTGAAGCTCAGATCATTGAAGAGCTAGAAAATATGGATGTGACTACAACAGCCGTACCTACAACTACTACAGCGACAGGTACAACAACATCAACAAGTACAACAACAGGAACATAATGAAAGGATATATATTTACAATTTGCGTTTCATTATTAGCTACTATCGCAGTTGCTTATAATGGATTAGAGTATAAGGGCGGAAAAAGAAACACGGCATGCTATGGCGAGTGCTATGAGGAATATGTAAAAACATATGGAACAGTAATTGAAATAGAACAGAGAAGACAAGCATTAGCAAACGCTGATGAGTTTAGTTCAATTAGAAGTTTATGGGCTGGCTGTGCAGCTAGTCACGGAGCAGATGGTGGTGGAATGGGACCTTTCCCAAGACTTGCTGGACAAAATGCTGATTACATATATCAAAGATTACAACAGTACAAGAATCGTGAAACTGTGGGATCAATGAGTAGTACTATGTGGGCTCAAGCTGGAATGCTATCAGATAACGATATGAAAACAATTGGAGCATTTATAGAAGCAGGGTTACCACAATGATTGAGATATACGGAAAGGATAATTGCCCATATTGTGATAGAGCAATAGCTTTGGCAGAAAAAATAAAAGCTGAATTTACATATAAAAAATTAGACAGAGATTTTACAAGAGAAGATCTAATGGAGAAATTTCCAACTGCACGAACATTTCCACAAATCACTATTGATGGTGAAGCAATTGGTGGATATGATGAATTTTGGAAGTGGGAAATCGGCCAAAGGACTTCATGATTTTAGAGTGTGAATATTGCTATTCGCGAATCGTTATTAAACCTGACGATAGAGAAACCAAGATTAACTTTTGTCCTCATTGTGGCGAACCATGCGACGATGATGTGGATGAATTAAACTTCAATGACTAAGTGGTTATACGAGGGTCGAACATTTGAACCACCCGAGGAATTTACTCCAGATGTATGGTACGGATTCGTATATTGTATAACAAATAGAGCAAATGCAAAACAATACATTGGAAAGAAGTTTTTTTGGTCGGCAAAGACTTTACCTATTACAAAGACTCGAAAGAGACGCAAAAGGCTTAAAGTTGAATCGGATTGGCGTACATACTACGGTTCGAATAAACACCTACAACAGGATGTCAAAGATATGGGAGAGGACTTCTTCCATAGAGCGATCCTACATCTCTGTAAATCGAAAGGCGAATGCGCATACCTTGAAACAAAAGAACAATTCGAACGAGAAGTCCTCTTAAGCGAGAAGTATTATAACGGCATTATTAACTGTAGAATTGGTACAAATAGTGTTAAAAATTTGTTTACAAATGACTAAAAGTATGTTATAATAGTACTATTATGGCGAAAATATTAAAGTTCCCTACAAAAGAAGAACTAAAACACAAAGAACAAGCACAACAGGTGAAGGATGATCACGCAGTATTAGAAGCTGCAAGTGATGATTGTATTGCAGCCTCGCATTTCTTGCTTGAAGTAATGGAAGAATTTATTACGACAGGTGAGGTATCACAACAATTTATGGATATGCAATTCAGAGATGAATCATTCCAAGAATCAAGAGATATGTTTGTAATAGTGAATCTAATTAACGCAATGTTAAATCGCTATTTTTTTATGCCCCATGCCCTACAAAAGGAAATGGATCGACTATATGCCAAAATTAAACTCATGAATCAACAAAACGAAGAAGCAAGAGTGAATCTGGAAGATAAGTACGACATCTTATTTGAACCAGAAGATGGCGATATGGAATTTACTTTTACACCCGAGGACCCAGAAGATAATGATACTGATTGATTATTCTCAAATCGCACTATCGAATATAATAGTGCAAAAACTAAATGATGAACAAATGATACGACATATGATACTTAATAGTATTCGTATGTATAACAAGAGGTATCGTAATGAATATGGCCAAATGGTTATATGTGCCGATGGTATGAATACCTGGCGTAGAGATTTCTTTCCAAACTACAAAGCAAACAGAAGAAAAGGTAGAGAGGAATCCAGTTTGGATTGGACAGAGATATTTAGAATATTACACCTTGTGCGTGATGAAATTAGAGAATATCTCCCATACAAAGTAGTGCATATGGACGGCTGTGAGGCAGATGATATTATTGGTACACTCACAATGCAAACACAAGAGTTTGGTCAACATGAACCTGTTATGATTGTGTCATCAGATAAAGATTTTATTCAATTACATAAATTCTCTAATGTAAAACAATTCAGCCCTATTCAAAAGAAAATGGTGAGTGACTCTAATCCAAGAACATACCTATGGAATCATATATTCAGAGGTGATGCTGGTGATGGCGTGCCTAATGTATTATCTGGTGATGATACCTTTATTACAGAATCAAAACAAACACCTTTGAGACAAACAAGGATCGATGATTGGATTCACAATGCTGAAAGGTTACGAGAGGTCATGCCAGAAGAGTTATATCGTAACTATCAACGTAATAAAAAATTAATAGATTTGTCCGAAATCCCTGAGGATACGCAACAAAGTATTATAAATAATTTTAACGATCAGAAAGTCGCACCTAGAATGCGTGTTCTGAATTATTTAATAAAGAAAAGATGTACTAACTTGATTGAAGTAGTGGAGGAATTTTACAATGGCTAAGAAATTAATATCAGAGGTTTTAACAGAAGCTTCTAAACTAACAAAGAAGGCAGATAGGATCGAACATCTGCGTAAGAATAAGACACCAGCTCTATTGGACATACTCAGAATCGCATTCGACGATGATGTAGTAACAGTATTACCAACTGGTGCACCAACATACCAACAGGACGATGCTCCTATCGGACACGAACACCTAAGCCTACATAGAGGTCACAGAAGATTTAAATACTTTTTTAAAGGTCCAGTCG